TATATCTTTACCTTTCTCAGTCATATTTTTGATCCAAGATGATAGAGTTGAGTGATGAACGCCTTCTTTAAAGTTTGGATTCATACCATTATCACGCAAAGACGCTAACATATTTTGCGCTTTGTCAGACTCACCCATTCCAAAACTTGCTGACACTTCTGTTTTGATAATATCTCCATGACCTTCTTTTCTCAACCAATCGTGAGCTTGCGATTGATTAGCCCTAGAAATATGCCCTCTATACTTTAGATCATATCCAATAGTACCAAAGGGAGTTTTTATAGCATCTACACCCATTTCTTGTAGAAAATTAGGAATTTGTTCTTCAGATAAAAGCCTAGCTTTTTCCTTTAAATCCTTGGTTTTCTTTTCAGATTCTTCAATAGCTTTCTTAGTATCTACTAAGGTTTTAGCCATTTCAACAAGTGTTGATGTTTTTTCCTTATCCACTTTTTCAAGTGATTTTATTATAGGATCTACCATTTTTTCTCCTTTGATTTGTAAATATACTATTGATTTTCTTTGTCAAGTAATTTAAAAAACTTTTCGTGGTAGCTAAGTATAAATTTAAAACAGAACCTTTTGATCATCAACGTAAAGCATTAGAAGCTTGTTGGAATAAAGAGTCTTTCGCCTTATTTATGGAGATGGGTACAGGTAAAACAAAAGTTCTTATTGATAATATTGGTGTTTTATTTACAACACAAGATATAGATAGTGCTTTGATTATAGCTACTAAATCTGTGTATACTATCTGGGTCAATGATGAAATACCTAAACATATTAATATACCTCATGAAGTTTGTTTATGGAAACCTACAGCTGAAAAGACCGTAAAAAAATTTATTCAAACACCTTCTCAAAAATGTAAAATACTAGTTATGAATGTAGAAGCATTTTCAACAAAAAAAGGATACAATATTGCTTGTGATTTTTTGCATAAACACGACGCATTAGTTGGTATTGACGAATCATCTACAATTAAAAACATAAAAGCTATGAGGACTAAAAACCTTATAAAGATTAGACCACTAGCTAAATATAGACGTATACTTACGGGTACACCAATTACTAAATCACCAATTGATATTTATAGTCAATGTGAATTTTTAGATCCTGATTTGTTAAATTTTGCTACATTTACTGCTTTTAAAAATAGATATTGTATATTTGAAATGATGCATTCTTATGGTGATAAACAAATAGCTATACCAGTTGGTTTTAAAAATCTTGAAGAGCTTGAAAATAAAATAAAAGAATTTTCATTTAGGGTTCGTAAGGAAGAATGTCTAGATTTACCACCAAAACTATATCAAAAACGTGTAGTGCATTTAACAGATGAACAAAGAACTTTATACAATGAACTTAAACAACAAGCACATACTAATCTACAAGGTGATTACATGACAGTTAATAATGCCATGACTGAGATTATAAGACTACATCAAATTACCGCTGGTTTTTTTAAGGGTGAATCTTCTGTAATCAAAAAACTTGAGAACAATAAGATGAAAACTTTATTTGAAATACTTGAAGAGTCAGATGCTAAAACAATTATCTGGGCTAACTGGGTTCATAACATAGAAGACATTACATCAGAACTTAGACAAAAATATGGGCCTGAGTCCGTGGTAAATTTTTATGGTGCGGTCAGTAGTGAAGATAGATCTAAAGCTATTAAACTATTTCAAAACGATCCTAAATGTAGATTTTTTGTAGCTAATCCATCTACAGGTGGTTATGGTTTAACTCTAACAGCTGCAACATTAGTTGTATATTATTCAAACAGCTTTGATGCTGAACACAGATTACAATCAGAAGAACGAGCACACCGTATAGGTCAAACTCAAAAAGTTACTTATGTAGATTTGATTACTGAGGGGACTGTTGATGAGAAGATTGTTCGGTCTCTGAAGACAAAGTTTCGTCTTTCTGCTCAGACTCTTGGTGAAGTTGTTCGGACTTGGTTATAGCAAGATAGTCATCATACTTCTTCCACCAATCTTTTTTAGCCTGTTCATACCTATCTCCAAATACCTCAAACTTTTGGAACAATAATCCTCTTGTACACATTAGAACTACACCACCTTCGATTGGTCCGTAGTGTTCTGAGTGAGCTTCTCCATATGCTGCTAACTGTGTATAGTAATCTTGTACTTTAGAATAATGTTCTTGTGCAGGTTTGTTACTTTGTTTGAAGTCAATAATAACAGGTTTACCATTATAAACTGCAACAAGATCAGTTGCACCTGCATACTTATCAGTATGTCTTAGAGATATCTCTGAGCCCCATACTTCTGTAATAGGTTTGAAACCATGCTTAACTATCTCTAATGCCATTAATCTAGCTTGTTGGCCTTGAGGAGATAATGATTCGTATCTCTTACCCTCAACATAATATTCTAAATATTTATGCATCTCAGTACCAATCAAAGATGCTTCATTTTTTATTCGCTCTGCTTCTTCAATACCAATTTTCTCTTGCCATTTTTTTAACCATTCTTTGTCTTTGGTCTTATCTAAGATTGTTGTAACTGAAGGTAATTTTTTCTCACCGACTAAATAAGAACGTCCTGTCTTTTTAGTTTCTCTATCGTAATGTTCGTAATCGTATTTTTTTATGAGCACTCAGTAGATATACTACATATGATTTGAAAGTACAGCTAAAAGAATTGCACCCATACCACAAATAATAAACTTTTCCATTCTAGCAATTCTAGCTTCCATTCTATCTATTCTTTCAAATGTTTGTTTCTGCATATATCTACAAATTCTTTCATGATGTTCTATTTTTTGTAATGCAGATTTCTTAGGCATTCTGTCCCCTTCTAGTTGCAATTAATTGACCTAACTCATCTCTTGGAAACGCTGCTTGATAATCTTGGGGTGCTATTTGTGCTGTCATTTGCGGTGCTTGTTGAGCTACAGGTAATCCTGGTAATTTAGGCAGAGCAGCAGTAAGTGGGCCTTCGTCCATGGTCTCTAGTCCTCTAGCCATAACTTGTGCTTCATTTTCATTGACAGGTGCACCACCTATGATTGAAACAACGTCTTCCATTTCAGGTGGAGGAATAACTTTAGCTAAATCCTTTTCTGGTACTTCAGGAAATAATCTATCGTAATCTTCTTGATTCATATTTATATCTTTAGGTGGAGTAGAATCATATTGCGTATTAATTAATCTTTCTAATAATTGTTGTGTGCCAACATCCTCGCCACCATAAACAATTGGATCATTTGGATATTCATTACCAAAAGTAGAAATCATATCAATGATAGCTCTGTTCATTAGAGGTAATGCAACACTTGGTAATTTACCTTCGTCTAAAAGTTCTAAATATGTTTTAAAAGTAGAACCTACTTTATCCATAACTTTAGGAGATGATAAAATTCTGTTTGTTCTGTTCCCTAAAAACAACATCAAAGCTGTACCAGGTAAACCCATACCATACATAGCACCAGCAGCACCAATAGATCCTGGGCCAGTAAGTACAAGTCTTCTAGCTAAGAATGTAGATGCATTTGGAATATCATAACTGTTTAGAGCATCAACATAAGTTAATAACTCATCAATCTTGTTAGTCATTTTTTTACCTGCTTGTTCTCCAAAGATCATATTAATTTTATTTTTGTATTCATTTGTAGGAAATACTAATCTTCTAAATTCATCAGGGTCAAATTTTAAATTACCATAATACGCAAAGTCTTGACCAATATCAGCACCTTTTTTTATTTGATCTAAGGTTCTTCCAGGTAACCTTTGTAATTCCATTTGTTTTTCTTTACCTAACATTTGTTCAATAAAGCTGTCATCTTGTGCAACTTTAAAAGATTTTTGATAAGAGTCTGCAAGATAAGAACTAAATAATCTTCTTAGAGAGTCATTACCTGGTTTAGTTCCTTTTTTAACAAATTCAAAAGTTTGTTTTTCTGGATTAAATCTATATACATCTGCTTCTACCAATTTTTGCAAATCAGTTATAGCATCGTAACTTTGTCTACCTGCTCCTGATTGAAATACATTTTTAGAAATCATTTGAGCTAATTGATCTTTATTAATTCTACCTGATTCAAAAAAACCAGCTAACTGTTTGTCAGAAAATAAATTTTTATCAAAAGCTTTAGCAAATCTATTAGCAAGAGCCGTTTGAAAAGATACAATGTTAGTTTGGTAAAAATTGTTTGCATCTAGAAGTTGAGTTCTTAATCTTGTAATAGCTTCTTCGTTTAACTTCATACCTCTCGCACCTTCAATATCACCGACTTTTACTTTAGTTGGGTCTGCAGGTTGCAAAATATTGTTTGCTATGTTTGCATCTTGTGGTGGATATTTTAAAAATATTTCATCAGAAGGGTTTAGTTTTACTGAAGAAAAATCTTTTTCTAAAGCTTTCTTCATATCTTTGTAAGTACCAATTAAAGGTAAATTTTTAGGTGAAGTTGCTACAGCTCTATTTAACATTATCTGTAATTCTAAAAATTCATTAGGTGATATCTTTCTGTTAGCTTTTATTAATGATTCATAAGCTTGTCTAAATCTACCGATCGGAGTTTGTAATAAATCATTATCTATTGTCATTTTAAATTCAGCTGGTGAAAAATTATTAGCTAATAAAGAATTATAATATTTTCTTGAGAAGTTTAAGTCTATCATCATAGGGTCTCCAAACTGTTTGGACATAGATCTAAAACTTTCATACATAGAATCAGATACTCCTCTGAATCTTACAAAGTTATCTGACATCTGTTTAGCAATATCATTTGAAACTGTGGCTAGTTCAGCCATATGCATATTAGGTTGTAAGTTAAAATTCTTTTCAAATGCTTGTGTAAATTCTCTATATCTTGATTCTTTAGCAGCTAATGCAGGATTACCTACAAAAGGTAATTGACCAAAGACTTTATTAAATGCTTTAACAACTCTACCACCGATTGATGTAGGGTCTGCCATTTCTAAATAAGATGCTTCTAATCCATTTTTTTCAGCAATAGCTTTTATAGTTTTAGCATAATCACCCTCTAATCCTAAAAACTTTCTTACTAAATAACCTGCACCAAATGCAGAAGGAGCTAATAGTTCTGCACCTGCGTTCCAAGCAAGTCCAACAGCAAAATCATCAGCTGCTCTCATAAATGGGTTTTTATCTAAATCTTCCTTATAGCCTGAAGAAGTTATACCTTCTTTAGCTCTTATAATATCATCAGCCACATCATAAGCTAAACCTCCTGCAGAATAACCTAATGATCCTGCTACCACTGGTCTTAAAATTGCAGAAACAGGTTCAGGTAGATTTTTAGCAGAGTTACTTAAATTTTTAAGAGTTGATGCAAATTGATTTGTGCTTTTTTTAGAAAATACTTGTTTAAGTTTACCAATTTGACCTGAGTATTTTGTTGGATTAACTAATATTTGTGCTAACCTTTTTCGGTCCATCATTAATTGTGTAGCAAAAAACCCCATATCAAATATTGTTTTAACAGTATCTCTATTTAAGATATCTCCTGTTTTAGCTCTGATAGGGTCTTCTTGGTAAGACTTTTCTTTTGCTAGTTCATCAGCAACTTGAGTTTGTTTTTCTAAAATATCGGCTATTGGTTTTGTTTGGAGAACACCTTTCTTTTGTAGACCGTCTAATATTTGTAAACGATCTTTATCAAGAGCTCTTAAATCAAGTTGATTAGAATTAATTAAATCTGCTACTTCTTGTGGGGTCATTCTTTAATAATTCCTTGTAAGTTATCTTTGTTAAACATTTTACCAAATGCATCTTGGTCTTGGTTATTATCAACATCAAAACCTCCAATAAATTTATTTATATTATCTTGATTTTTATCTATCATTTGTGAAGCAAAATCTTTATCAATAGCATCAAGCTCCATTGGATTATAATAGAAAACATCTTTCCATTGGTTTCTAATACCACCTAATCTATTTTTAAAAGTTTCATTAACTGTTTTATAAGCTGTTAAAATTTCTAATGGGTTTTGATCATAGAAAGGCACATAACCAACAGTACCGCCTAATCTTCTTTCAGCTCTTTCAATATCGGCTACAGCCAAACGGTCTTTATCTTTAAGTGTTTGTGCTAAAGCATAAGTAGACAATAGTTCTAATGTTTCTAACAGTGCTTGTGCTTGAATTTCTTCTGATGCAGAATCTAAATCTTGTGCTTTATCTTCAATTTTTTTAAATATACCTTGAAGTTTTTTATCAACGCCATCTTCTACTTCACCAAATGATTTAAAATTTTGAAAATTAGTTTCTTCTCTATCTTTTAATTTTAAAATCGTTTCTTTATAACTTTTTGAACCTGTAGCAATATTTGCTAACTCACCAAATTTAAGTGTAAGTTTTTTCCAACCACCTTGTACCCCAATAAGATCTGGGTTTTCAGCGGCTACTTTAATAAATAAATTAGTATATAAATCACCTGATTTAACTGCTTTATATTCATTTAAAATCTTTGATTTATTAGCAACATTATCACCAATTGGAGCTTGGCCAATTACTTCACTTGGTTCTATTCTGATTTTTTCAGGTTTATTCCCTATCATTTCATAACCTATATAATATCCTTCTTCAGTTTGAGAGGCAGGTATAGGATCAGATATTTCACCGTTAGGTTTTTTATATCTTATTTTTATTGAGGGAGCTTTTATTTTTGTATCTTTTCTTTTTGCATTTGTTTCTAATAAAACTCTAGCTAAAGCTAACTCTTCTTTTTCTCTTTCTCGTTCAAGTGCAATTGCCATAGGAATTACGTTTTGACCTGCTTGACCAAGAACATCTAAAAATCCAGTGACACCTGGTTGCGTTGTTTTACCAGATAATAAGTTTGAAGCTAATTGCAGTAATAATAATTTACCTGATTTATTATAACCTCTTTCACCCATAACTTGTTTTGCAGCATCCATGGCTGCAGATAATTCAGTCATTTTACCTTGTTTTCTTGCTTCTGATTCTATAGCATTAAATACTTTTTCTGCGTTTTTAATGCTCTTTTTTTGATCATCTACTAAAGCTTTTGCTTCATTTTGATTTGTTTCTGGGTCTTTGTTTTCAGTTTCTTTAGGTACTTTTTTTACAACTTTTGAACCGCCTTTCTCTATAACCTCAGGCCCTGTTTCTCTATCATCTACTTTGACTTCATTTTTAAATTTTTCAAATAACCTTTGTGTAAGTGGTGTATTAAGATTTAACTTCTTCGCTTCTTTAAGTAAATCTACAGTAGATGGACTATCTGGAATCTCATCATAGTCTTGTATACCTTGATAAGACCCTCGCACTTGTCTTTTCAACTCAGCTCTGTCCTTTACTGGTTGAGGTGTAAATGTATCTGCAATAGAATACATAATAGCAGGACCAGCAATAGGTAATGTATATGGATTAGTTAAACCCATTGCACCTAAAGTTCTTATAGGTAATTTTTTTGCAAACTGTGTATAAGTTTGTGGATTCTTAATGGTATTTAAAGCAGATATACCTGCTTGACTTAACCCAGCAGACGTAAATGGTGATTGAGGAACCATTCCACCGTTTTGCAGTTTAAGTATACCTTTTTTAAATAATTTTCTATCTTTTAACTTTGACATTATTCTCCTAATTAGGAGCTAACGCAGCATAAGCTCCTATACCAGTTCCTACTGCTTGAGCAAAAGGTGAAGCTTGTGGTGCGAAGCCCTGAGTTACTGTTGACTGTGTAGAAGGTGCTCCTCTTTGAATATCAGATACAAAAGACATTCTTTGGAAAGGATCGGTAATTGCCTGAACTTTAGTTTGTCTATCAGCTTCTAATTTAGCTTGTTCAATACCTCTTTCTAAACCACCTGCAGCAAATAAATTTTGTATGTCTCCTTGTTGTTGTCTCATTCTAGCATCAGCTGCGGCTAACCCAGTTTGTGCTTGTAGTTGTTGCCCTGCTTGAAATGCACCTAATGCACCTTGAAAAGCTCTACCTTGCGCCATACCTATTTCTGAAAGCCTTGCTCTTTCAGCTTCAGCTCTTTGCACTCCTTCTCTACCTCCTCCAAATGCTCCAGCAGAAATAGCTTGGTTTGCAATTCTTTGTTGACCAAGTTGAGCCTGTCTATTTATTTCATCAGTTATAAAAGATTGGTACGGATTTAAATATTGTTGAAACTGTTGAGAAGACGGATCTAACGCTGCAGCTTGTTCCGCTGCTTGTATGGAAGACAAACCTGCTCCTGTGGTTCTAGCTTGTGTAATACCTTGAGTCTCTGCTCCAGTTAAACCTGCAACTTGAAAACTAGGTAATCCTAATGGTTTTTCAGCTAATTTTGCTGCAGCATCCATAAGTCCTAATCTTCTTGCTTCAATCTCTGGTGCTTCTCTAATTGTTTGTACGTTTGTAGTGTTAGCGGGTGCTCCGCCGCCACCTCCTCCACCTGATGACATCTTATTTTCCTCCTAAAAATTTATCCATTTGAACATGTGAATATTCGTATCCTAATGGAGTTAGCATTTTTTTCCAACCTGGTCTGCCATAAATTTCTATTTTTTTACAATCAAAATTATTTGAAGCCCAGTTTTCAAATTCATTAATTTTGTCCACCCATAGAGGTAAGTCATGTCCAGTTGCAATTCTCACTAAACCAATATTATAATTAGGTTGTTCCATAATCTGTGAAATACAGACACCATGTACATTGTCTTTTTTATCTGCAATAACCCATAGCTGTTCGACACCTTTTTTACAATTTTCTTTTACATCCGTATGGTCTCTAAAGTTATGATTTCTATCTAAAGCAGATTGTACCTTATCCTTGACTAAAGGCCATATTTTATCAATCTCTTTTGGTTTAAATAATATTAAGTCCACTAAACACTCCCTGCTATTTTTTCTAATTCACTCATTTGTTTGTAAAAAAATTTAGCACCTAATTCTCTTTGTTCTTTTTTATTTTTACCTCCCATTGCTTTACCAGCACCTAATACTGATTTAGCTTTAGTAACAAATTCTCCATCTGCCAGTTGTGCTAACATAGTGTCTTTGTTTCCTGATCCTTTACCTGTTTCATCAGTTACCATTTTACCAGAAGTTCTTTTATAATTAGAAGTATCGTTTTCATCTCTTTTCAATTTCGAGGGTAATACATCTACTATATCACCTTTATTAAATTGTTGCATTCTTGGTTCGTTTGCTGCTCTTGATCTAAATGTATCCATCAAATCTTTTATTGCATCTGGTGTTGGAGGAGCTTCTGGAACTCTTACTTCTTCACCTCGGGGTGATGACATCAGACCCATAATACCTCCAATATCACCTACGTCCATTTCAGTTTCATTAGTCAATTTTATTAATTGTTCTTTTGCTTTTTGAACATCTGCAATTGTAATTCTATCTTTATCTCTCATAGTAGTCGCATATTCAATGGCTGTTTTATCTGGGTCTTCTGCAAATTTCATTATAAAATCTTTTTTAATTCTTGCAGGCAATTTAATTTCTACTTTTTCAGATTCTGTAACTTCGCCACTTAGAGGTCTTGCTTTCATTGAAGCTTGCATCGTTCTCGGATCTTTAACAGATTCTTGAAATCTTTCCATTAAATTTGCAACAATCCCTGGTCCGTCGGCCGTCTTCTGTTGTTCCATATCAAATTGTAACATCTCATCATCTGGTGACATCATATTTGCATCAGCAATACCACCTTCTTGCATACCTGAGTATGGAGACCCTTCAGGATATTTTTCGTAATCGGGTCCGTATTTTCCAGAGAGCGGTTGAAACATTTCAGGATCTGATGCATAAAATCTATTGAAACCAGGATACTTTGGATCTGGTGGTGGAGTTGGATCAAATAACCCTGCTCCATAAGCAGCAGCTCCTAAACCAGCTGATCCTAAACCAACTCTAAATTTTGAAATGTCTCCACTTCCATCTGGTTTTAAAAATGGTTTTTCAATTGCACCTAATCCTCTTTCTAATTTTCCTAAAAACCCTGTTGACTTAGTTGTTTGATCTTTTGCTAATTCTTTAAGCATTTGTTTTTCAGCAGCTTTATTAACAGTGCCTGGCACAATTTGATCAGTTGCCATACTTGCTATACCTTCTGATCCTCCTTTTGCCAAAGGTGAAGTAGGCCCCAAGGCATAAGATATAGCCGTGTCTCTAATTGTTGATTTTAAAAGGTCAGAACCTCTTTTACCTTGTAATGCATTTATACCACCAGATATAAGTGCTGCCATTAAAACTGGATTCATATTTTATTAAGCTCCTGTAAATACGTATTTATGTAAATTTACTCAATTTTAGCGCATTCGTCAATGAACTTGGCTTTAAAAGGATAGTTACCGTGGTGTGTTATTTCGGAGTTTATAAGCGCAAATATACGTCCTCCAGCCTTTCTAAAACGGTCACAGAACGCAAAATCTTCACCTATTATTTGTCCTGTTTCTTTAACAAACTCAGTATCCCAAAAGTTGTAAGAGTGTTTCATGTTTTTTTCTGTTTCATTTATTAAATGATTTTGTCTTACTTTAAGTTCAGGATAGTAATTAATCATTCTTTCAAATGCTTCTCTTTTTATCAACATACAACCTGCAGGGCCTCGTTTTATTTCCATCCAACCATTAATACTCTCGAAGTTATCTTCATCCATTACTTTCATTGGAAAGTGAAAACCACCTTTATTCACAGGTATTTTATGTTTTTCGAATAATTCTTTTGATTTTTTCCAATCAATCCATTTCATAGGATATGGTATTAAAGTAACTTCCTCATCAGCCTCAACCATTTTAAATATATCTTGTTCATTAAATTGAATATCAGTATCTACAAATAACATGTGAGTACAGTCCGAACTTAAAAACCCAGCAGTGCAACCATTTCTACCAAAAGTAACAATAGAACTTTTGTGTAAATGTAATGTAATACCAACTTTTCTTTTATGACATTCTGACTGTAGTGAAAAAACAGATCTCATATAGTGGATATCTACTAGACCTGTTGTTGGAGAAGCTAAATATAATTTAGTCATGTTTTATAAATTCATCCATGTACCGACCAATGTATTGATGTTCTCCCACATGCATAATATATTCATCTACTATAGCAAAAATCTTGCCTCCAACTTCTTTCCATAACTTACAAAAACCAAAATCTTCTCCTAAGTAAGTTTGCGTTTCCTTATCATGAACAGTATCAAAAAAATTGTAGTAATTATCTTTTTCTTCACTCTTGCCATTTATAATAGAACTTTGTTTTATTTTTCTATCAGGATATGTTTTTATTAATTTTTCAAACACTGAACGTTTAATTAACAAACAACCCGCAGGAGCATGGGTTATTTCTGTTATGCCTTTATTTACTACAATTTTACTAGCATCTTCTAACCTTACTGGATAAGTGCACGCACCAGTTTCCATATCTGCTTCTGTTTTTATTAATCCTCTTTCAAATTTTTCTTTTAACTTTCCAAACTGTATGCTTTTCAATGGGTAAGGTACGCATATTACATCTTTATCTGCATCAATCATTTTTCTAACCACATGCGGGCTAATTGCAATATCAGAATCTAAAAATAATAAATAATCTGCTTTAGTTTCTAAAAATGATGCAACCGTAAGATTTCTACCTTGTGTAATAAGTGATGATTTATGCATTAGAAAAGACACGCTATCACCATTCTTTAAAAAATCTTTTTGTATTTCCAAAAGACATTGAGTATAATGAATGGATACTTCTGAATGCACAGGAGTGCCTACACATATTTTTATTTGTTGTTCTTCTTTAAATCCCTCCATTAATATTTTAGAGGTTGTTTTTTCTTTTTCAAACCAAATAGGTTCTGAAGGATCTTGTGGGGACACGTTTATCTCCTTTATTGTTTGATAGGTATCGTTATTAGACCAATTTTTACTTTTTTGCATTTATTACGTTGTATAAAAAATTATTCCACTCCATAGCTTTTTTATCCCAATTGTAATATTTTTTATAAAAAGCTTGTTGCATGTCTAAGCTATCTTGAATAGCTGTTTCATGAAGTGTTTTAGCAGCCATTTCAATAGCAGCAGCAAATGTTTGAGATAGTATTTTTAAGTCTTTTGTATAAGTAACATACATAGGAAATTCTGCGCAGGTTTCATACAAAGCACCATAGTTAGTCACAATTGAATACAGTCCAGCAGATAAAGATTCAATAGCAGATATACAGGATGTTTCCTCAAAAATACTTGGGTACACGTACATATTGTATTTGTTTAAATTTTCTAAAATAAAACTATTAGGTCTGTAACCAATATAATTGACGTTTGGTAATTCTGAAGCTTGTTTATAAAGAGGCACATATCGGTGATCATTTTGATTTTTAAAATCTTCACCGTATACTTCAGTTGAACTGTATACATCTAATTTTATTAGTGGATTTTTTACTAGTTGCATTGCACCAAGTAATACACTCAAACCTCTCCATGGTGTATTCTGATGGATTATTCTTATTGGATCACCTTTTTTAAAAACTTTTCTTTTAGGAAAACTTGTGCAACCATTTTTAATTACATGACATTTTTCAGTTGGTATATCAAACATCATTCTAAATTTTTCATATGTCCAATTACTATTAAAGACATACCAATCATATTTACTATGATTAGTTTTTTGACTAAACCAAGGTGCTATATTGGGCTGGTCGTAAGAATTTTTTTGCCAAAGAATATTTGGTTTAGTTGGATGTAGAGGTATTTTTTCAGGTACAGAAGTAGTTATCTGTACTTGATCTAATAAGTTTTTATTAGCGTATTGATCTAAAAAACTATGTTGTAGTTCAGTTCCACCTTGGGGATTCATTATTTGGTTTTACCAAATACCTCTAAAGATGCAACTGTTATTTTTTGATTGATTTGAAGATCATCCTCAACAGTGTCAGTATTGGTATCAGCAACATCATTATCAAAATCAGCTTTGCTAGCATATACTTTCCCTGTTCTTTTATTTTTAATTTCTTCTTCAGCTTTTGCTGGAAGAACTGGAACTTCTTCTCCATTAATCATTACTGTTTTTGTCATTTTCGTCCTTGTTTGTTATAAGGTTTATAGTCTCTTTTTTCGTGTTTGTTAAGTGTCTTCTTATGTCTCCCTGGTCTTTTTCTTGGTTTTGGTCTAGGTACAAAATTTACAAATTTTTGTTTAGCCATTTTCTTGTGATCTATTTATGAGTGCATAATTTATAGCACCTTGAATTTTGTTACTACCTGTAGCTGCTGTGACTGTAATTGCATCACCTGCTTCTAAATTTAAACCTTGAGGAGCTGCATTGATTTGTGTTTTAGCAGCTACATCATCTCTAAAAAATTCGTATTCTGTACTTGAATCAGAGGAATCTACAATATTCATATTGACTAAAATAGCAGAAGATGCATCATTGTTTGCACAATAAACACTTTTTACAATAATCGTAGCATCACTTGGACAAGTAAGTGCTGTAGTTTTTCCAGTACCAGCTTGTTTGAATCCTTGATTTTTATATTGTATTGTCATGATAAAAAATAATTAAACGTATCTTGCTCATCTTTCAAGTCTTTTTGAAAAGCAAAATTTAGTTGGTTTTTAAGAGTTTCTAAAGATGCCATAATTTGTCTTTGATTTTCTGGATCATATATTTCTTTAGGTTCTGGTATAATTGCTGTTATTTTTGCCATTTTTTTATTATATCTATTTGAATCTGAAAAGCAAGTTGCCTGCGATTGTTTCATTATTTGAACATGAAGATACTCCATGTTTCATAAAACTAGGAAAAATAATCATTTGATCATCTTTACATTGTATTTTTTTTGTAGCATCAAACAAATTTGCTACCTGATAAGATATTATTAAATCTTCATATGGTGAAATAAAATATGTTTTACTTTCTCCAACCTTTTTATAAATTACAAAACTAAAAACACAACCAGGATGTATGTGTGGCTCTTGATAATCTTTATCTAAATATTTATTTGTCCAAATTGATTGAAGAGCAATTTCATATTCTTTCTTGTAAAGTTCATCTAAATTTTTAATCAATTGTTTAAATAAATATTTTTCAGAGTTTTCTGTAAGTTTGTTTTGAGAATAAAAAGAAGATACGGTATTTGATACCCAAGATTGTGTTTTTTTAAATTCTTGTTTTTCAAATTTAATTTTTTTTGATTCTATATTTGAAACAAATATAGGCATACCAAATATGTTATAAATCACTATCTTCTTCCATCAGGTTGAAAATCAAATCTAAATAAACCTAATCTCCAATTTTCATCTATAGAATCGTTTGATATTTTCAAAGCTGCTAATCTTGCTCTTGCTCGAGTATCTATTTTAGTTGTAGAGCTACTTACAGAAAAAGGCCCTAACGGTGAGCTAGTTTGACTTTCCGAAGGAAAATCTCTTAGTTGCATCGTCACTTCAGCATTACCTTGAAGAACTTTAAAGTCAGGAATAAATCTTCTTATCTTTATAAAAAATTCACCTTCTCCATCTGCATCTAAGTCAAAGTCACCAGATTGTATAAAAGCTTCAATAGCTGTTTTATTTCCGCTTGCATCAACTTCATTTACTCCTGTCTCATGTTCAAAATAGATAGATTTACCTTGACCTATGGTAATTCCACTTACAGTTGGAAAATTAGGTGCACTGTTTTGAACAAATTTTGTTGCATAAGGTTTATCGAAAACTACTTTATCTACATAAGAGCTTCTTGCTAGAGTTCCTGTTGTCCAAGTGTTTTCTAAATAATTATACGTTACTATTCTATTATTAAATTGACTTGAATCATCTGGGTAAAACCATATTATTTCATTAAATAAACTATTGTGTGCACCAAATACCTGTTGTCCTGCAGCATAATTTAAACCAGGATTACTACCTGTTGTTTTAAAAACAAAGTCTTCTACCAAACAAGGAAGACGTTTGACTGATCCGTCATACACAAAAAATCCTCCTTCATCAGACATCCAATAAACAGTAGCATCAACAAACACTAAAGAGTTTTGCCCTATGATTCCACAGTTTGATCCTACTTGTCGTATAGAAAATGTAAAAGGTGGACCAACGAATTGCATTATATATGCTGAGGTATCTGTACCAACAAACGTGTAATCTTTTGCTTGAACAGCTCCCCTTATTTCAGTCCCAGAATCAAGCTGAAATGTTCCTGCTGTGTTAGTAGATGTTGGAGCGTACACTGTTCTATCTTCTTGATCAGAGAATCTAATAAACATTTTATCTTGAGTACCAGGAGTGCCAATAGTTGTTTCAGTGCCAAGATGAAATAAATGCCTATCTCTGTCTGATACAATAGTCATAACTGATTTTGTAGGATTGTTAGTAATAGGAGTCGCTCTAGTAGTAAGAGCATTACCATCTACTGCTATTGGGTTCCAATTGAATGATCTTCCATTATGTACAGTTGCAATTAATATTTGACCATAATTATCTAGTGACCACATTCCAGGATCTAAGACTACATTTGTAGTAGTTCTAGCTGTTCCCCAAGTTGAAGATCCCCACGTTCCAGCTCCCCAACCATAACCTCCAGTCGAAACCAAATCTCCTATTTTAATGTAAGGTAAAGGATCTAAAGTTCCGTTGTTTGATACTCCTGATTTAGTTTCAGTTGTAGGCATTAATATCGTAAATGTAGTTGTGGTTGGTGCAGTTTGAACTTCAAATAATTTATCGTCAAAATCTGCAGCAGTGTAAACTGTGTTTGCGGTTGTGAATGATCCAGCGTTTTCAAAAGTCAATATATCACCCGCAGATAAATCGTGAGCTCCTGATGTTGTAATAGTAACTGTTGCTGATGCATTAGTCGTTGTTATATTTGCTCCAGTAGATTGCCTATCTGGGTCAATGGGTGTGATATCATAGAAAGTTCCTGAGTGATAAATATACAAACATCTATTCGTTCCTATTGCATTGTATTTTCGGCCATCTAAATCAGCGTATATGTGTTGTTTTCTAGCTGCACCTATCAATTCAGATGAAGTATCTTGAAGCCAACCACCAATTTTTTCAGGTTGACCGTACCTAAAACGTACATTATCCCCGTCTACCCAATTATTTTCATTTTGAGTATCTGTTTGCTGTTTATTAAATCCAGGTCTAAAAGGTATTTTTATTAAAGCCATAACAATATTATACATCAATATTCTAATTCAATAAAGATCAACCCGTTTTAGATATTATTATATTCCATTCTGATTTAGCTAATAAATCGTCTAATAATATATCTCTAATATTATATTTTTCTATATATTCATGTATTTCATTTGTATCTAATATTATCCAATGAGTATCTGTTTCGAATACCATCTTGTCTGCATTTGATTTAGTATCCCCAGTTTTCTCTAATTTTTTACCTTCAGCTTTGGACATGCCTCTAACATCAAATTTAAATATTTGATTAGATTTATTTTTAAGTCTCCCTTGCACATGCCATGTTTTTTGAGTTTTAGGATAAGTGATATCCTCTAAACATTGTTTTGCAAATCTTTTTAAAATTGTCATGTTCTTTTGAACCATGAAGGTAATCCTAAATGAGGACGCTTATCAAACATATTTTCTTTTGCTCCTGGTGTTTTAGAATTATTATAATGTAAAAATACTTGTATACATTCTTTACCTTTAAATTTTTCTCTCCAATGTTCTAGTTCACATCCAGAATAAACCAACATATCTCCTTGTTCTAAATCTATCTTTTCACCTTTTAAACCTTGTTTACCAGATGGTTCTAAAAAAATAGGCCAATTGTCTCCTCCTAAATTCATCGTAGTTGAAATTTCACAACTAAATCTATCTTTGTGTCTTTTAAGCTCATCACCTTTTTTATATATTCTAGCATAAGTATACGCAGGATATAATTTTAATCCTGTTACTTCTTCCATTTTTGGTTGACATTTTAGCAACAAAGTTTCCATAGCTATATTGCTATACTGGCAGTATGTGTCAGGTATCTGTTGGTTTTTATTTTCATAGTGACCTATAATATTTTCATAGGGTGAGAAGTATCTTCTATTCATACAAGTATCATAAACTTGTTTTTGCATACTAAAATAATTAGCAATAAATGCAGCTAACTCTTTTGATATTGCTTTACGTATTACTGTATACTTTTTCTTTTTAAACACTTTTATCATTTGAAAGGATATCCTAAATTCCACATTACTAAAGAATACCTTATACCTTTAGTTACAGGTTTAACTCTATGCCACACAAATGAAGGAAAAACAACAATTGAACCTTTGGATAATATTTCTGTGCATTTGTGAAAATTATTTTTTTTATCAGGATCATTATTTCTAAAATCAAATTCTAGTTCTCCACCTTCATATTCAGATCCATCTGTCAATTGACACGTCATAGAAAGTTTTCTTATTTTTCCATTATCAGGATGTCCTTTTTCTTTTTGATAGGGTCGGTCCCAACTATCACAATGCCAATCATAGTATTGATTTAATTTATATTTTGTAAATTGAATTGATTCTGATCTGTTCCAATCAAAATTCCAACCAGCCATACTATTTGCAGCATAGATATAAGGATGTAATTCTCTATATATCCAAGCATCGTTTAGCCATACTAAATCAGAATTTCTCTTTTTTTTAATATCTTTAATCTGATCTTTAGTTAATTTTTTTTCATCATAACCACCTGTAATACCCATACTTTCTGAATGAGATAATCCATATTTAATAATATCATCGCATACTTTAGGAGGTATTGCAGATTTAAAGTACCAATAATAGTTATAAAGATTCATGCGTAATTAAAATTAATCACAACTCTTCTTTTTTTATCTGTGCAAGAAGATCCTGTGTGTTTTATTGAAGAGTTAAATTCAACATAAGTATTTTCTTTACTTTTAACAATTTTGTTATTTTCGAATTTAGTGTATCCATTACAAGTGTTCACATAAAATATTCCTGTTTTTCCTTCTGACTGATCTACATGCATGCCGTGTTCCGTGGTTTTAATATCTTTAGTCAACAAATTTGCTTTGATTTTATTGAGTTTTTTAAATTTTAATTTTTTGAGAATAGGTTCTACCATATCAAAATAATTTTTATCACAATTTATTTGACCGTCCTTAAAAAATATAAATGTAAATTGAAAATAATTATCATCTGTATCTACCACACCATTGTTGAAATACCAGGGCATGTAAATTCCCATCAAAAAATCTTTAAGTTTTGTAAATTCTTTTTTAGATAAAAAGTTATTATAAACTTTCATAAGTTATTGTTTGCACATAATTTATTTCTTCAGAATTATTTGTTATGTGGTACGTATTAGTTGATGGAAACATAATAAACATATTGTTTAATAGTTCTATATCCCAACTTTGTCCTTTAACTCTATTATCATCGTAGTATATTTTAACCAAACAATCTTGAAGATTCACACCATATAATAATACAAAATCACATGAATCATTTGGATTCATAAGATCAACCTCCAATAAAGGAGGAGTATTACTTTTTGCATTATAAACATTACCCCAAGAACGTTTTTGTCTTAATTTAAGTTTATATTTTAGATACATGTTTTCTGCTATGTAATTATTTAATTTATCCCAGTTTTTTGAAAATTTATGTTTAGTGTTATTAATTGAACACTCTAAAATATTTGCTCTTAATTCATTACTATCTATCTCAAAATCTTTTGGCATTGATACTTCGCCATAATATAATGCTTGTTCAGATAGTATTTTTTTATTCATGCCACCAATACTTTAATTTATGGTATCTATTTATGCAAGAAAATTAGTAAGATCCCAAGCTTGCGTACCCTCATTCCAAACATATATCCATGCGTGAGTTTCAGCACTATTTTGTGCAGATTGTTCCTCAGTCAAAGAAGGAGGATCACCAGCTGGTGATTTCCATGTAGCTGATTCAATATGTTTTACCCAAGACGGATGTGGTTGTGGAGGCCAAAAAATTTGATTTACCTCGTCCCATGTAAAACCTATACCTGCAAAGTTTCCTCTAAAGGGAGTGCCTCCTAAACTGTGTTGATTAGCTTGTGTATTGTAAGACGTTTGAATCCACATATGTGCAGGCCAATTGCTATGTGTTTCTAAATATGCTTGTCCTGAAGCTTCATCTGTAATGTGTTCGTTATCAACTACATTTACTGTTAGTACTTCATTATTTTCATTTATTTTTGCAAAATGTGCCATATTTTTACCTATTGAAATTTATATTTTATAACAACGATACCAGATCCTCCTGCTCCTCGTCCGCCTCCAAAATTATCTCCATTTCCTCCGTCGCCCGTGTTTGCTCCACCAATTGTACCTCCACTTTGACCTCTACCGCCAGCTCCATAAGTTCCTGAATTTGGAGCAGGGCCTATATTAGGATTTACATCTTTAGCATTTCCGCCAGCTCCTCCTGGGCCACTTGAACCTGCAGAATTTGTTCCGCCACCGCCTGATCCATTATTACCTGGGCCACCGCCATTACCAAAATTTGATGCTCCTGGGCTTGATTGTGAAGGTTGAGTTGCTGATGTATTACCAGGTCTCGCACCTCCTCCGCCTCCTCCGCATCCGCCAGATTCAGCTCCTGAAGAAGAAGGGCCTCCTCCGCCTCCGTGTCCACCGCCTAAACCTGTATAGCCTAGACCAGTTGAATTAGATCCTGGAGTTCCAGGTGTTGGGTCAGCATTCGGACCGTTTCCACCGCCTCCGATTACAATCGGATAACTTCCTGGACTTGCTGAAACAGTATAGCCATCACTATCGAGAACCATGCCGCCTCCGCCGCCTCCTCCTCCGTAGAAAGAGCCGCCGCCTCCCGCTCCCGCTACAACGACAGCAGTTACAGAATCTGATCCTGCAGGATTACCAACACTACTCACAGTAAAAGTTCCATTACCTGTAAACACATGAATTTTATAATCTCCAGAAGTGGTCACTGTTCCGCCACTTGCAGAAATAAATGATGCAGCTGTTGCCGCTCTAAATTGACCAATCGCAATTTGTCCAGAGGAAGGAATAGGGCCGTTTGGAGCTGGAGCTCCTGAAGGAACTAAAGGGCCTCCAGAATAATACTCTGATAATGCAATTGGATTTGACCCACCAAATTCAGTTTGTATATCACTTAGACCAACGTTTGTACTAGGAACAGACATTATTTTTTCTCCTTACTTAAATTTTCTATTTTATCATTTAGTGTTTTTACTGCTTCAATTAATAAACATGTTAGTCTATCATATTTTACAGCTTTCACACCATCAGACCTTTGAGCCACTGCCTCTGGTAAAACTTTTTCTACCTCTTGTGCAATAACTCCAACATCTTTTTTTCTAACAAAATAACCATCTTCACCGCCTCTTTTATCTATATAATCTTTTTTCCAATCAAACAGCACACCATTTAATTTTTTTATAGATTCTAATGGTTCAGGAATATTAACAATATTTTCTTTGAGTGCAACATCTGAAGAAAAGAAAGCAGTCACATCATTAGTAGCTCTTATTTCTCCCGTAGTACCTGAAGCAGCTGTTCCTACTCCAAAAGAATCAAACTGGACATCGTTAGATGTGCCTAAAGATAACGAAGTTCTTGCGGTTGCTCCTGACTCTGCAGTAAATGTAGAACCATTCCCAACAATAAAATTACCATCAGAAGTTGCTAATCCTGCAATTGCAGCAAGTCCAGCATCATATGCTTGAACATCTGTACCAACCACTAAACCAGCAAGCTGATTTGTTATTTCTACAACATTTGTTCCGTCTGCATAAACAATTACAGCATTTTTTTCTGTAGCACTAAAAGTAAAACCAGTTCCACTTACTGTTTTGAATTGAACTGTATTTGCACCTGATGTTCCGTTTACTAAAGTATATACTTTTTCAATACCATTAGGAATCGTTACAATTTGATCTCCTGTAATTGTTCCTATAAATTTTATTACTGCATTTCTAGCGTTTGATAATGCTCCATCACTCATCAATAAATTAGTTGTTTGAGCACCCCCAGCTATTGATACCTCTTGATATCCTGCAATTGCTTGTTGAACTAAATTTAAATTTGTGTTGGTTTTATCTCCCCAGGTTCCAGAGTTAGCCCCTGTAACCATTAATTCTAGTTTTAAATCTGTTGAGTAACTTGATGTCATATTTTATATTATATCCTTACTATGCAGCTAAATCAACCTCCGTCCAAACATTAGAAACACCTGGATCTACTTCAGACCAACCTGAAACAATCACTTGTCCAATAGACATAGAAGCAGAAACTCCAGTAGTTTCAGCACTTGCATCATCTGTTAAAACTTCACCAACCGCAGTTGTTAATTGTGATCCTGTTACAGTGTATGTTGAATTATGATTGACACTTCCAACAGCAGTTGAAAGTTGAATACCTGATAATGAAATATTTGCATCTCCAGTTATACTTTCATTTCCTATAGCAGACGTTAAAGAAATTCCTGTTACACTCACATCTGCATCTGCATCAGTGTCTTCATTACCTAAAGCAGACGTTAAAGAAATTCCTGTAACTGGAACATCTGCATTTGCTCGCGCAGTTTCATTTCCTATAGCAGACGCTAAAGAAATTCCTGTTACTGCAACTTCTATTAAAGAAAAAGCATTTACTGAACCAACATTAGAAGATAATGCTATTCCACTTACTACTTGAGTTGCATCACCTTCTGGTACTTCTTCTCCTACAGCAGACGCTAAAGAAATTCCTGAAACCGAAACATCAGCATTTGCAGATACTACAATATTTACAGGAGAAATTGTCGATAAACTTTCTGAAGCGAAAGGACTTTCTCCAAAAGCTGAGAGTGTATCAGTAAAAGCAAAACTATTTGTTATAGATAAAGGTATGCCAGTGACAACAGCGTCTACTCCTATTGTACCCGAAATACCTACATTGTTAATTGCTGTTGAAGATGAAATTCCTGTAACATCTACAAAAATACTAGAAGACTCTTGCGAAAAGGCTGTTGTAGAAAATGGACTAGTAGCAAAAGCCATTGGTTAGGCTCCTGATTTTAGTTCTTCTATTTCTTTTTTAAGTTCTTTTACAGATTCAATTAATAAAGCAACAATTCTATCATACTTAACAGCTTTTATACCGTTCTCTCTTGTTGCAACTACTTGCGGTAAAACTTTTTCTATTTCTTGTGCAATAACACCAACGTCATTTTTTCTAACGAAATATTTGTCTTCACCACCGTGTTCTTTAATATAATCATCAGTCCAATCAAAAGTTACACCATTTATTTGGCTAACTTTTTCTAAAGGGTTTTCAATATTTTTTATATTTTCTTTAAGAGATTTATCAGAAGAATAAAAAGCAGTAATATCGTTAGTTGCTCTTATTTCACCACTTGTTCCAGACGCAGCAGTTGCTACTCCTAAAGAATCTACTTGTTGATCATTAAATTCAACATCTGAAGAAGTGCCTAATCCTATCGAAGTTCTTGCAGTAGCACCAGTTTCTAAAACAAAATTAGAACCATCACCAACAATAAAACCTCCGTTAGTTACAGCTAAACCTGCAACATCTTGGAGCTGTGCATCTAGCCTTGCATTAGCTAAAGTACCAGAACCAATATTACTTGCATTAGTTGTATCAGTTGTTGCAGAAGTGGCTAAACCTAAGTCTGATCTAACTTCAGATGCGCTTCTACCTTCTAAACCGTTTGCAGTAAAACGAGCAAAATCATCGTCAGCAGCATCTGCATCGTCTATTTTTACTGCATTAGTGTTTGCTATTCCAAAAGTTAAAGAAGCTTGACCACCAATGTCTGAAAGAACTTCAGAAGCAGAACGTCCTTCAATCGCAGTACCAGCAACACGTAAAAAATCATCATCTGCTACACCTGTTGTAAATTTAGGAACATTTGTATTTGATATACCTGTATCTAATACAGCAGCTGTTCCTAATCCAAGTGATGTTCTAGCTGTTGCTCCATTTTCTGCTACAAAGTTAGATCCATCCCCAACAATAATATTTCCATCTGTCACGGCTAGACCTGCAACGTCTTGAAGTTGTTGATCTAATCTAGCATTTGCAACTGTCCCAGTAAGCTGACTTGCATCAATACTTTTATTAGTTAATGTGTCCGTTGTTGCCTTACCAACTAACGTATCATCTGCTGCTGGAAGTGTAAGTGTAACATCACCTGTTGCAGCTGGGCCTTTTAAAGTTACAGAATTTGTACCATTGTCAGTATCCTCTTTGAATAATATTGATCCTGCACTAGAACTCGATCCTGTTAATACTGGTGCTGTTAAAGATTTATTTGTTAAAGTTTGTGTGCCTGTTAAAGTTGCAACTGTTGAATCAATTGCAATGTCATCTGCGTTAGCGGTAATCCCTGTTCCTCCAACAACGTTTAAGGTTACATCTCCTGATGTACCGCCACCTGTCATACCTGCACCAGCTACAACTGAAGTAATGTCTCCTACTGGAACTGAAGCTACTTCTGCATCTACGTACGCTTTTATTGATTGTTGTGTTGCTAAGTGAGTAGCACTGTCAGATGCCATGTTATCTTCATCTTTAATTGAAGTTCCACTTATTGTGCTATTTAATACTGCACTTGTTAAAGTTTTGTTTGTTAAAGTTTGTGT